CGGCTACAGTTGATGAACTAGGGCGTAGCCTTATAATTTTGCTACCAGACGCTCTAGGGCTCTCTAGTGGCGAAATAGAGGTGGTTACAGCCACAGGAAGTGTTTTACTTAATAAACCTTATCAAGCTACTACTGTAGATGTATTTGAAAACGCACCCACTAAGCCTGTTATTTTAGATCTTACTTTAGACATCATAGATAATATGTTAATTGTAACGCCACCCAAAGAAGAACAATTAGATCAAGAACAAGCAACAACAACTAAAACAGTTAATTTATTAGATTTTAATGATCTTGATATAGATTATTTAGCTGAAGATTTGTTAGAAGAAAATAATTTAGAATTTACAGAACTAGATATTAATTATTTAGATGTAAACTTTTTAGAGGATTTACTTAATGTATTGGATGAACTAGCTGTCGAGAAAGATGAAGATCAACTTGCTTTAGCTACAGGAGTAAATATTACAGGCACGCTTATAGGTCAAGACACTAATACCCAAATAACAACTATAGTAACAGGACAAACAATTAGTTTGCGTAGAAATGTAAGCGAGTCTGTCCAAGTTGATTTAAACTCTGGTAATGGATATACCGTTATCTTAATACAAGATGGTGTTTCTAATATAGTTAAAATAAATGGAGGCGGAGATAGTGTAATCACTATCACTCAGAGTGATTAAATGAAAAGATTATTATTACCAATACTTATAATACTTTTAGCACCCGTAGTTTATCAATTAACACCATTACAAATATTAAAACTTAAAGTATTTGATAATTTTGTAACTACACCAAAGCCTAGTGGTAATTTTGTAATACTAAATATAACTGAAGATGATGTAGAAAGAGAGGGTGGTTGGCCAATACCAAGGCAAAGATTAGCAGAGATACAGCTAGATTTAATTAACAACGGAGCTATAGGTATTGGTTGGGTTGTAAGTTTTCCACAAGCAGATCGTATGGGTGGCGATAAAATATTTGCTGAAACTTTACAATTTGCACCATCAGTATTAGCTATGTTTGAAGATGGCAACGGTAATTATCCTTCATCACCAGGAACGGTAGTGCTTGGTGAAGATAATGGTGGTATGATAAGTTCGGGAGTGAAAGCAAACTATCCTCTCTTGTCAAGTAAAACAATACAAGGTTTAGCCGTAGCTCCCACAGACGTTGATCAATTAGTAAGAAGAATACCTCTTTTAGTTAAAACACCTAATAACGAATGGATACCTAGTTTTGGCACACAAATATATAAATCTTTATTAGGTGTAAAAACTTATATTATAAAAACTAATGATAATGGTATTGAAGAAATATCAATACAAGGAATACCACCTGTTAAAACAGATAGCTTAGGTCGTAAGTGGATAAGTTGGGTGGATACAGAGCAAACCAATCTTAAACAAATGTACGTAGCAGGTAAGTTTGTATTTGTAGGTGTAACAGCAAATGGAGTAATGCCACAAATTGCAACACCTGTTGGATTATTAGAACCACATAAAATACAAGCAGCATTAGCAGAATCAATTTTAATACAAGATAGTCCTTATATACCAGATTACGCACTAGCTGTCGAAATACTTTCATTAATAGTATTTGTTTCTTTAGTTTGGTTTGCTTTGCATTTATTAGGTATTACTTGGGGTATAGCTGTTGGAACAGCACTAATGATAATTACAGCTAGTGTAGGATATATACTTATACAAAAAGGATTATTAATAGATGTTTCTTGGACGTTAATATCAGAGTTCATAACAGGATCAATAGCTTTTTACTTAAGATTTAGGCAACAATACAAACTAAGACAACAGATCAAAAAACAGTTTGAACATTATCTTGATCCACGCCAAGTAAAAAAACTACAAGAAGATCCTAGTTCTTTAGTACTTGGTGGAGAGCGTAAGTATTGCACGTTTCTATTCAGTGATGTAAGAGGTTTTACTGCTATGTCAGAAAAACTAGAGCCAGAAGAAGTAACTAAAATTATGAACGAAGCTTTAACTATACAAGCTGACGCAGTTAAAAAATATGGAGGTATGGTGGATAAATATATTGGCGATGCAATGATGGCTATTTTTAATGCACCAATAGATTTACCAAATCATGAAACTGTAGCTGTGTTATGTGCTGAAGAGATACAAGAAAATATTAAAAAAGCTGATCTTGGTATTGAAATAGGACTAGGTGTTAATACTGGATACGCTGTTGTAGGTAACATGGGTAGTGATACTAGGTTTGATTACTCAGCCATAGGTGATGCAGTAAACCTTGCAGCTAGGCTTGAAAGTTCAACTAAGGAAGTTGGAGAAGATATTGTTATAGGTTATGATACTATCAGTTCCAGTGCTTTTAGTGATCAAATAATACTAAAAGAACTTGAAAGTATTTTTGTAAAAGGCAAAGAAAAACCTATTAAAATATATACGTTACAAGATGATGGATAAAAAAATGACAGTAAATGATGTGGCAGAAAGACTTACTAAGTTAGAAACCATATCTCATGAGCGTTGGAAAACAGCATTCAACGAGTTTTCTGATATAAAACAAGAAATCACATACATAAATTCAACTATAAAAGCAGCAACCTTTGGGGTCTTTGGTTTTATAGGAGCGATAGGTATTGCAGTGCTAACAAGGTTTATAATATGAAAGCTATGCTTAAAAATATAGTAGGTGCAGTTGCTCCTACACTTGGATCTGCTATGGGCGGGCCTTTAGGTAATATGGCTATGGGTAAAATTGCACAAGTGCTTGGAGTATCTAACGATCAAAAATCTATACAACAAGCTATGCAAAATGCAACACCAGAGCAAATGTTGGAACTTAAAAAAGCAGAACAAGAGTTTGAGGTGCAAATGAAGGAGCTTGATGTAGACGTTTTTAAATTAGAAGTTGCAGATAAACAAAATGCTAGAGGCATGTTTAGCAAAGACTGGACTGCAAGAATTATAGGATTATTTACAATAGGCGGTTTTTTAGGGTATATATTTTTAGTAACCTTACAACCACCAGAACAAAACAGTGAAGCATTAATTAATTTAGTGCTAGGTTATCTTGGAGGATTAGCGAGTGCAATTATTTCGTTCTATTTTGGAGCATCTCACACCAACGATAAAGGAGAGTAATATGGAAACATCACAAGAGGGATTGTCATTAATTAAAAAATTTGAAGGTTGCGAACTTGAGTCTTACAAATGTGCAGCAGGTGTTTGGACTATAGGATATGGAAGCACTAGTGGAGTAAAAGAGGGTATGAAAATATCTCCAGAAAGAGCAGATATGTTATTACTTGAAGATGTAGAAGTATTTGAAGAATCTATAAATAAACTTGTTGAAGTTCCATTAGAACAGAATCAATTTGACGCTTTAGTATCTTGGACATTTAATCTTGGATCAACTAATTTAAAAAACTCTACTTTATTAAAAGTATTAAACGACAAAGATTACGAGGGAGTTCCTGCACAAATTAAACGATGGAATAAAGCAGGTGGTGAAGTTTTACAAGGTTTAGTAAGAAGGAGAGAAGCAGAAGCCTTATTATTTGAAGGCAAAGAATGGCATGAGGTATAGCCGTGCCATTAACTAAATTACAATTTAATCCTGGTATTAATAAAGAAATGACTGACCTTATGAGTAAAGGTGGCTGGACAGATGGTAATTTAGTTAGGTTTAGAAAAGGACTACCAGAAAAAATAGGTGGTTGGGAAAAAGAAACCAGTGCGTCTTACTTAGGTACAGGCAGAGCACTATTAGGTTGGGTTGCTTTAGATGCAACTAAATATTTAGGACTTGGTACTACTTTTAAATATTATATAAAACAAGGCTCTAGTTTTGATGATGTTACTCCAATAAGATCAACCACAAGTGCTGGTGACGTAACATTTTCTGCAAGTAATGGCGATGCAACAATAACAGTTGCAGATACAGGTCACGGTGCTGTGCAAAATGATTTTGTTACATTTAGTGGTGCATCTAGTTTGGGTGGAAACATTACCGCTGCTGTTCTTAATCAAGAATATCAAATAGCAACCGTAGTAAATTCAAATAGCTATACAATCGAAGCAAAAGACACATCTGGCTCTACAGTTACTGCTAATTCCTCAGATAGTGGTAACGGTGGTTCTTCTGTTGTAGGAACTTATCAAATAAATGTAGGGCTAGATGTTTTCGTGGCATCGACAGGTTGGGGTGCTGGAACATGGGGTGCTGGCACATGGGGATCAGGAACTGCATTGACAGAGGCTGGACAGTTAAGATTATGGTCACATGATGCTTTTGGAGAAGATTTAATTATAAATCCAAGAGCGGGAAGTATTTATTATTGGGATGAAACTAACGGAACAAGCACTAGAGCAGTAGAGTTAAGTAGTTTAAGTGGTGCAAATCTTGTACCAACTAAAGCGTTGCAAGTAATCGTAAGTGATATTGATAGGCACGTTATAATTTTAGGTGCTGATCCGATTAGTGGTAGCTCAAGAACAGGTGTTATAGATCCTATGCTTATAGCGTTTTCAGATCAAGAGAGT